AGGATGCAACTTTACCGGATCGAATTGACTCATATAGAGATTGGGAAAAGAATGTCAAAGAAATGGCTGAATGAAGAAGCACTCGATGTGCTTGTTAACTATTACTACCCTCGCGCAAAGTGGCTGCAAGACAACTGTAACTGGGGTAAACTATCTTATATAGGACCTGAGGCTGATAAGGCTATTAATGATCCGCTGATGCAGGAAATTGATATTTACGATTGTTTTAGCCGTAATGCCGCTGGATTCTCGAACGTTCTTCAGGATCTAAAGTTTATGACTGAAACTCCTAAGTGGCATCACCAAGGGGACGACCGTCGTCAGTTAATCGATGCATACAATACCTCAGGTTGGGACACGCTAACCTGGCTTTTCGTGTATATGTGCCATCGCATTACTGGTTCAGGTGCATCGTTTACGCGTGACCATGGGTACCGTAACAATGCCGTTCAGCACTGGGGCGGATTAAGAGATATAAAAGATATGCTTGAGCATATGAACTATATCAAAGCGATCGGCAAGCCATTGTTTACTTCGATTGGCAACCAACCACCCTCACCTCGTAAAGGTGTCACATGCCTTGACTTTATGAATAACGAATTGGTTCCTTTACTCGAGCGCTGTTTGGATTGGTTAAATACTGGTGAGAAGAAGACTCACAAGCAGGTCGTTGACTATCTAAACCAACATAACATTGAGCAAGGGCACAAACGGTTTAACTTTGTTTATGCTGCGTTCTCATATGATTTAGGTGACTACCACAAAGATCTAGTTGACGATATGTCCCATGGATACTTTGGAAACAATGCCATTCGCTGTATGAAATTGCTATCGTCTGGCTATACTACCGATGAGATGATGGATCTATTGTGCGAACGTATGGGTGGAGCGCCTCGTGATAACGAGGATGTTATGTGTGACTTTGTGCGGTTCGGTCAGAACTATGTGCCAAGATCAGATGACACCTTTGACCATGTACCATCCGATATAATGAATAATTCAGGCTGGGTCTCAGGATGGGAACAAAGACAAGGTGAACCTAAAAATAAAGGTGTACAACTAGATGAGTTTATGGTATAATAGTACCAACATTAAATCAAATGGAGTAGATAATGCCACGCCGAAACCAAAAAATTAACGCGTCTCAAGCATACTGGATTAAGAAGAGTGGATCAGATAAAGGATTTACTGTCTATTCACAAACCCAGTTAGATCGAATGATTGAGAGCGGTGAAATCACAGAAGCGGATACAGTTCAAATCCGCGTATCAAAAGGTAATTAACATGTCAATTATGAATAAACTAAAAAAGAATACGAAGATTAAAGATACTGCTATTCTTTCTGAATCTGTTCTTTTTTCTCAAAAGGATGTGGTACCTACCGAAGTCCCGATGGTTAACGTTGCGCTAAGCGGTTCTGTCGACGGCGGTCTCGTATCTGGTCTTACGGTTCTTGCCGGTCCTTCAAAGCACTTTAAGACTTCGTTTGCTTTGCTTATGGCTGCAGCATATCTACGTGAGCATGAAGATGCTGTCATGCTGTTCTACGATTCAGAGTTTGGTTCACCTCAGGCTTACTTCGAAACGTTTGGCATCGATCCAAACCGGGTATTGCATACGCCTATTACCGATGTAGAACAGCTTAAGTTCGATCTTGTTGGTCAACTTGAGAATATTGATCGTGGTGATAAAGTCATTATCGTTATCGATTCTATTGGTAACCTTGCATCGAAGAAAGAACTTGAGGATGCCTTGAACGAGAAGTCTGTTGCAGATATGTCTCGCGCAAAAGCACTTAAAGGTCTATTCCGTATGGTTACACCGTATCTTACAATGAAGAACATCTCTCTTCTTGCTATTAACCACACATACAAAGAGATCGGCTTGTTCCCGAAAGACGTTGTTGGTGGTGGTACAGGTATCTACTATTCGGCCGATAATATTTGGATCTTGGGTCGTCGTCAAAATAAGACAGGTACTGAGGTCACTGGTTACGACTTTATTATCAACGTTGAAAAGTCTCGTTATGTCAAAGAGAAGTCTAAGATCCCGGTAAGTGTATCATGGGATGGTGGTATTGAAAAATACAGTGGTCTGCTTGACATTGCTTTGGCTGGTAATTACGTGGCTAAACCATCTAATGGTTGGTATTGTGTTGTTGACCAGGAAACTGGCGAGTTGCTTGATCCTAAAGTTCGTGCTACAGCAACTCTTACCGAAGAATTCTGGACACCGATCCTTGAGGGAACGGATTTCAAAGAGTTTATCAAAAAACAATTTACAATTGGTTATCGTTCTATGATAGAAGGGGGTTTACTTCTCGATGAAAATGATGTATAATGATATCACAATAGACGATTACACATTTGCAGACAATGGTTTCAATGAACAATGGGCGGTAAAGCTCAAAACCAAGTACGCAGGTGTCGTCTATTGTTACGGGAAAGTAACGGCAAAGCTTGACCATGTGGAAGAAAACGGTGATGGTATTGCGAACCTTAAGTTTCAGTACCAGATCCTGGAACCAGGTGATCATGACCAAGAAACACTTGAGCATGACAATGACTTCAATAACTATATTGGAGACGTTCTAAACCACATCTTACAAGATGCCTTTGAAAACGATAAGTATAGGATTGGCGATGAGTCTACAGACAACAGTATTGAGGAATCTACTAACCAATGAAGATTTTACTCGAAGGGTTATCCCATATCTGAAGAAAGAATACTTCGAAGATGAGCATCGTGCCGTCTTCGATACCGTTCTGCAGTATGTTGGTAAATACAACAAGATCCCAACTGGCGAAGCACTTAAGATCGAACTAGATGAGACAAATGTTTCAGCTGATAAATACCAAGCAGCTGCTCATCTAATTAACGATGTTGTGACACCTGAGCCGGCTGATATGGATTGGTTATTGGAAAAGACTGAGAAATGGTGCCAAGATCGTGCCGTTTTTCTTTCTATTATGAAATCAATTGAGATTATTGATGGTAAGTCTGAACTGACTAACAACGCAATTCCTGAGATTCTGTCTGAGGCTTTGTCTGTTAACTTTGACCAGGATATCGGTCACGACTATATTAATAACTCAGATGACCGCTTCGACTTTTACCATAAGAAAGAAGCACGGTTGCCTTTCGACCTAGATCTGTTCAACCAAATCACGAAGGGCGGATTACCTAATAAGACTCTCAATATCGCCCTAGCTGGTACCGGTGTGGGTAAGTCGTTGTTTATGTGTCACGTTGGCGCAGCAGCACTTACCGAAGGTAAGAATGTTTTGTACATTACTATGGAAATGGCAGAAGAACGAATTGCTGAACGTATCGATGCCAACCTAATGAATATGCCTATTGACCAGTTAGATAAAATCGACAAATCAACCTTTGATAATAAGATAGCTAACATCGCAAAGAAGACAATTGGCAAGCTGATTGTAAAAGAATATCCAACTGGTTCAGCACACACTGGACACTTTAGAGCTCTCTTAAAAGAACTCAAGCTAAAGAAAAGTTTTGAACCGGATATTATCTTCATTGACTATCTTAACATTTGTTCTTCGGCAAGAATGAAAGGTTTAAGTGGATCGGTTAATACATATTCCCTCATTAAGTCTATTGCAGAGGAGATTCGAGGCCTTGCAGTTGAATTCGACGTCCCCATTATGTCAGCGACTCAGACAACTAGATCGGGATATTCAAACACAGATGTCGGGCTTGAAGACACGTCCGAGTCCTTTGGATTACCTGCGACTGCAGATCTCATGTTCGCCCTCATCTCAAACGAAGAGCTCGAGGGACTCGGGCAAATCATGGTCAAGCAGCTCAAAAACAGATACAACGACCCCACTACCAATAAGCGATTCGTTATCGGAGTGGACCGAGCTAGAATGAGACTATATGATGTGGAAGCATCAGCACAAAACTTAATCGCGGATTCAGCTCCTCAGGTTGCTCCGCAAAAAGACAAACTAGATTTTTCAGGATTTAAAGCATGAACAGACGTGGATTTATGAGCATAATGACCTTAGGTGCGGTGGGTGCTCCGGCAATGGCGATGGGGGTAACTCCATCTTCGGACTCAGGTAGAGATGGGCCTATTTGTGCCGAAACCCTCCAACTCCAAAGTGGTACAAAAGTAAGAGAAGTAAAGAAATCTCAGTTTGGAGACATGGCTTTTTATGGCACTAAATATGAAGAGCATAAAGAAGTTGCCTTGGCGGTTGGTCGTGATGGCAACTTATGGATTAGATCAGAAGATAGCATTTGGAAAAGGGTAGTAACAGAATGAATGTAAGACTTATCGGATATACACAACCAGTAGCTGATGCTATTATTGGATTGGATGATGTACAAGACTTGATTGCGTATTGCGCACGAGTGTCTAACCCAGCCAACCAATTGAATCAAGAGACTGCGCCAAAGCTTCTGGGTTACTTGGCGAAGCACAAGCATTGGTCGCCATTTGAAATGGCTTCTGCTACTATGGAAATCGAAACAACTCGTGATATCGCACGCCAGATGCTACGTCACCGTTCCTTTGCTTTCCAAGAGTTTAGCCAACGGTATGCAGATCCACGCGAGTTTGGTGATTCATTCGTTGTACGTGAAGCACGTCTGCAAGATACAAAGAATCGCCAGAACTCTATTGAGACTGAGGATGGCCTGTTAGAAGCAGCATGGATTGCACATCAACAGGCAGTTATTGGTCGTGCTAAGTTGGCCTATAACTGGGCTATTGAGAATGGTATTGCAAAAGAACAGGCTCGTGCTGTATTACCAGAAGGTAATACTAAGTCTCGCCTTTATATGCAAGGGTCGATCCGGTCATGGATCCACTTTATTGAACTTCGTTCTGGCAACGGAACGCAGAAAGAACATATTGAAGTAGCTAAGGCATGTGCCGAAGCGATTACTAAAATCTTCCCTATGGTAAACGACTTCGTAGAGTAAGAAAGGAAATACGATGAAAGAACAACTAGTCAAGGCAGCACGGATGCATGCCGAAGGTGAGCTCGAGCGAGCAAAGACTAATATCATGGTCTACATGAATTCTAGTGTTGGAATTGGTGAGCACAGTGATATTGTTGAGGCTATTCAACACGAGCTTGACACAATGGCAACAGCAAATGATCGAATTGAAATGTTGGAAAAATTCTTTAGTTAAAGGTTATAAATATGGGTAAGAAGATATCTACATATTACGCAGAGACTGGTAAAGGTAAAGCCGATGTCTGTATGGATTTCAAAGAAGAGATCGCTTACATTGAATACTTTGACTCCAATGATAAATGTTTCTTCAGGGAAGAGTTCCCGAATAAATCACTTCACTATGTTGAGTCTGCAGCAGAAAACTGGGCACTTGGCATTAAAAAAATAGAGACACTTTATGGCTAAACATAGCGTATATCAAATTAAAAAGGCAAATAGGGAACTGGCATCTTTGTCAGTTTTCTATGGCATCTCAACCGCATTCACTCAGGCAGATGCTCGCCTGGCTTTCCGAGAAGGTAGGTATGAAAAAACTGCTGATGTGGAAGCTACTGATAGCGCCCAGGTTAAGAAGCTAATCAACGGAAGCCGGGACAACCCGCTTATCCTGAGGACTGGCTTGCTACGTAATATCGGTGTTGGAGACCTGGTCAATAATACCGAAACTGGCCAGTGGTTCATTGTTGGACCTGAACGGTTCGACCTCATTAAGATCAAAGTGCGTTAGTACCTTTGTACTAATATAACTAAATATTATATAAAAAAGTGAAAAAAGGGGTGTACAAGCCCCTTTTTCTATTGTATAATGGTACCATAATCAATGAGGAGAGATCATATGACTACGTTTGTTGTTTCATGCCAAGGCCTTGAAAATTATGGTGCGCATTGTGAATCTGGCAGATTTGCCGATGGTAATCAATATTGGAAGTTTAAGTCTGGTACAGATTACCTTGTACACGGCCTAGACCGTCCTCAGGATGCCATGGCATTCGTTGCAGCTATAGCCATGGAGAATGGCATCGGCTGGAAAGAGTTCCCAACTGAGGTTGAGACTCTAGAAGAATATCGGACAAAGTTCGATCGTGATCATCTCGACTTTAAGTTGAGTATTATGAAATCGGTCAGTCCAACTGACTATATTAAGGAGGCAGCTTAGTGTTCGTAGAGTGGTGGATGGGATTAATCGTACTGGCTTGGTGGATATTATCCGTTATGGATCTTAGCAAAAAGGCTAAGATTACCGGATTTGCCGAGGGAGTACAGAAGGGTACTGACTCTACCCTTAAGATTCTAGAAAGAGAAGGTATCATCCAGATGGTTGGGGATGAGATCATGCCTGGAAAAAAGTTTAAAAAAAGCTAAAATAACTGTGTACAAAGGCCCAGACTTATGGTATAATGGTACCATAAATTGATAAGGAGAGAGATCAAATGGGAATTAAAATAGACAAAAACCGCTCAGACGCTTATATCGGTACCTTCCACTACGGATGTGCTGACGATATGCTTCAGCTCGAAGAACTTCGTGCAATGGTTAAAAACATGAACCGTTCACTTCGTGAAACAGATATGGACTATCAGTTCCGTGTTGTTGTCCGTGGACGTGGCGATAACCGTGCCGAACGTGTTAAAGGTTACTACAGCAAAAAGTATGGTCGTGATTTCAGCGAAGCATACACTAAGCGTCGCGTTGCTCAAGACCTTCCTCTTGAATTTGCTGACCGAGTGGATGCTTACATCCTTCGCCGCTGGTAGGAGATACTTATGTCTAGAATGTCAAATTTAGTGTTGGATATACAAGAACGGTTTTATTCTGGTGACTCAGCTGAGGATATCAGCAATTCAACCGGTGCACCATTGTCTATGGTTGCCGATGTGATTAAAGAGCTGGAACAACCTGAACCTGAAGAGTGGCCTGAACCTGACCAAGGATTCTTATGAAC